AAAGATCCTAAACTGGCTGCCGCACTGAAAAAGTCAGCCGGTGGACAAACATTAAATCCTGAAGAACAAAAACTGGTGGCATCAGCTGCAATGATGCAGGCCGAAAGCCGCTTTCGTAGAATGGCACGCCGACTGAACGAAAGCGAAATTCAACAAGCTCAAGTGGTCCTGGCTGCCCAAGACATGGTTGACAAAATGCAAAGCATGTTGGAAGACGTGAGTGAATTGCAGTTTAAAGAACTGCCAGCTCTAGTTGACTCAATCAAGAATCAAGTTGGCATTGATCAGGCTGCACAATTCAATGCAGATGCCACAACTGCTCTAACAGGTTTGTTGCAAAATATTCAAGGTGCCAAGCAACAACTTGACGCCGCATTAAATGTGGTAACTGGTGCTGCTCCTGCTGGTGCTGCGGCCGCTGGTGCTATGGGTGCTGACATTGCCGCAGGCGCAGGCGACATGGCCGCTGCAGGTGCTGACATGGCTGCCGCAGGCGACATGGGTGCTGAAATGGGTGCCGATGCAGAATTGGATGCCGCAGCCGCTGACGCTGGTGCTGAACCTCCTGCCGCCGCGCTGGGTCGCGCCAAGAGATAATGAAAATATTCGAAGTTGACAGTAGCATGGGAATGGCGCCTTTGCCTAATCCAGCGCAACTGTCGGGCCTGGTACAGTTCCTTAATGGCCGTGCCAATGATACCAACGCTCGAAAAGAGATTAGTCAAGATGCATTTATCAAACTGGCCAATGATTTGGATATCAACATCACTGCCCAAAATCTAGCTGATGTTGTGAGTCAAGAGCCACTCAGCAACTTGTTGGAACCCATGGATCCAAACACAGGCATACTTGCATTTAAAGGTGCCGGGCAACCAGATGTTGCCATGCCAGTGAACAAAGCGCAAGACATTGTGGCGTCAGCAGCCAAATCGGCCATGAACAAAGACCGCGGCGTCTAATCAGTCGACCTAAGGTTGACACGAAACGTTAAATATAGTATACTCGACTATAGAAAGTTTATATGGCATACTCAGACAAAGTCGTAGATCACTACGAAAATCCACGCAACGTGGGCAAATTTGAAATTGACGACTCAGTCGGCACCGGCATGGTTGGTGCGCCTGCTTGCGGAGATGTCATGAAGTTACAGATAAAAGTAACAGATGGGATTATCACAGATGCACGATTCAAAACATACGGATGCGGAAGCGCAATCGCAAGTTCTAGCCTCGTTACGGAATGGGTTAAAGGTCGAACACTTGAAGAAGCAGGATCCATTCGAAATAGCCAGATTGCTGAAGAACTTGCTCTCCCACCAGTCAAAATCCACTGCTCAATCCTTGCAGAAGACGCCATCAAAGCCGCAGTAGCAGACTATCGCAAGAAGCATGATCTCGTTCACTGACACAGCCCGAACAAAAATACAAAAGTTAGTTACAACCAAAAACTATGCTGGTATTCGCCTTGGGGTTAAAACCACAGGTTGCTCCGGGCTTGCTTATGTGTTAGAGTATGTTAAAGAATACACATCGGAACAGTATGTTATCAATTATGCACAGCCAGAGTTTGTTGTGTTGGTAAATCAAAAAGACAACGTGTATCTTCAAAACATGACAGTAGATTATGTGCGTCAGGGTCTTAACGAAGGCTTTGACTTTTCCAACCCCAATGAACGTGACCGTTGCGGTTGCGGAGAAAGTTTTAGGGTATGATTGTTATAATAGGTGATAGTTGGGGAGTAGGAGAATGGGGAGTTGAATCAAATCAATCAATGGTAGTTACTGGCCCGGGCATTACAGAACTTCTCAATTACAATTTTAATGTGCTAAATCTTTCTAAACCTCGAGGTAGTAATCTATTAGGATTGGATCTTCTTGACAAGTTTTTATTTAAGTATCAATCTGATGACAACGACCAATTTTACTGGATTGTAACTGAACCTGCACGGGATACCGATGTTGAAAATATATTAGGTATTGTTGGCCTAGAAGCACACCTAATGAATGCGTTAACAAAGGCATTTTCGGGTGCTGACCAATTGGCAAAAAAACACAATATTCATATTAAATTAATTGGCGGTTGGTGCGACATAGAACCAAATTGGATTGATAAATTTTCAAATCTAGAAATTGCTGTTTCAAGTTGGGGAAGTATAGTGCATGAAACTTACCCAAAATCTATTTTTGGTCCCACAAGTTTGAATGAATTTAAAATAACAAAAACAAATAATTTTATCCAAAAGTCAGAATGGCTAAACATTGTTGCGCAAGTTGATGCAAAAATTAAAACATGGAACATCGGCGGATGGCAAGCAATGCATCCTGACAGGTATTCTCACCGAAAGCTCAGAGATTATTTGTATCCAATGTATTCCGAATTTTATTAAAGTTTAAAAATTGTACAATCCAAAATTTGATTATCAACCAATTCCCCGGGTCACAATAGAGGGCCGGCGTTACTATGCCACTCCAGATGGGCAAAACTTGCCCTCAGTAACTACAATTCTTGACAAAACCAAAAGCGAAGCCAGCAAGGCCGCCTTGCACAACTGGCGTCGATCAGTGGGCGAAGCCAAAGCACAACAAATCACAACAGAAGCGGCCAATCGTGGCACACGCATGCACACGTATCTGGAACGTTACATCAAAGAAGGTGCTGTGCCACCGCGTGGATCCAATCCCTTCTCCAATCCCAATGAACGTGACCGTTGCGGTTGCGGAGAAAGTTTTAGAGTATGAATTTGTTGGAAATCGGTACAGAGCGCATTGAGATAAATTTAGGAAAGGTTATACGAAAAGATTATACCACAAATCATTTACAAATTTTAGAAGATCAATTGATATTGCATTATTCTGCGCAAGAACTTTGTTTTTTTTCGACAGACGGCGACAACGTATTATTACCGGTATTGGTGGAGTGGATTAAATTGATGCAACACGCACTCAATATTCCCAATGACAAAATTTGTTTTGTAAGTGTAAGTCCTAGTCTACCACAGTGGTGTTGGATTCCATTTCCACTGGAAGCGTTTGAACAAGTTGGAACTCTGCTTGAATCTACAAGCATCAACCGAGATCTTGATGCAGCAAAATTTGTTGGAGTACTGGCCGGTAGCAGATGGAGTGTGGCAAGAATGCGAATGTGTTATGAAGTAGATAAAGCATTTCCTGGAGATGCATTTATAACACACAAAATGGCCAAATCTCTTTTATCTCGATTGCAACAATGGTACCAACAAGAAACAACATGGTACAACAATCGAAAATTTAATAATGATTTGTTATTAGGCGAATTTGAAGTCATCGACTTAAACGTCGCTGTGCGTGAGTACCCAAAAATTTGGAACCAATTTCAAATTGAAATCATATGTGAAACTGATGAATATCAAAATCAATGGTTTACAGAGAAAACTGCCAAGTGTTTGAGCACAGGAAAACCTTTTGTGTTGTTGAGCGGACAACACAGTTTGAAAAATCTCAGACACATGGGATTTACTACATTTGCCAAGAGCATTGACGAAAGTTATGATGATTGTGTATTGCCCGCACAACGTATTCGTGCTATAATTGATAGTCTGCAAACATTGTATCTTGCCCCAAACAAAACAGAAATTATTGCTGAAATGCAAGAAAAAGCAAGAAAAAATATCGATATATATCACAATTATGTACAAAGTAAAATTCAACTACGAACCCATTCCCAGAGTTACAATACAGGGCAAACGCTACTACGCTACCCCAGACGGGCAAAACTTACCGTCAGTAACCACAATCCTTGACCGGACCAAAAGCGAAGCCAGCAAGGCGGCCTTGCACAACTGGCGACGAGCAGTAGGTGAAGTCAAAGCACAGCAAATCACAACCGAAGCGGCCAATCGTGGCACACGTATGCACACGTACCTGGAACGTTACATCAAAGAAGGTGCTGTTCCGCCGCGTGGATCTAATCCTTTCTCTTGGCCCAGTCATATCATGGCAGAAACTGTGATCCGAGAAGGACTCAAAAACGTCAATGAATTTTGGGGTATTGAAGTTCCATTGTACTTCCCCGGGGTGTACGCAGGCACAACAGACGGCGCAGGCATGCACCTAAATGAAGAATCTATCCTGGATTACAAACAGACCAACAAACCCAAAAAACGTGAGTGGATCGACGACTACTTTGTACAACTTTGTGCCTACGCAGAAGCACACAACGAACTGCATGGTACAAAAATACGCAAAGGTGTGATTTTGATGTGCGTCAAACCTGACTTGGATGAGCAACACAATATCATTGGTAAGCCAGTTTATCAGGAATTTGTGCTGGAAGGCGCAGAATTTGAGAAATACCGTACCCTATGGTGGAAAAAGGTTGAACAGTACTACATGCTAAATATGTGATATCCAAAGGACAATCACTGTGGCAATTGTACAAATATCACGAATTACACAACGCAAGGGTCTTGCTGTTGATCTACCGCAGCCACTGGCTGGCGCAGAACTAGGCTGGGCAACAGATGAGCGCAAACTCTACATAGGAAATGGCACCTTGGCAGATGGTGCTCCTGTGATTGGTAACACAGAAGTTCTTACTGAATTTTCAGACGTGCTGGCTTTTGCCACAGCATACACTTATCAAGGTCAATCTGCCAGTTATGTTGTACAAACTGGCCTCACACCCAGTACCCCAATAAGTCAAAGTTTGCAAAGCCGGCTTGACAGCGATGCAATAATCACAGACTTTGGTGCCACCGGCAACGGATCACTTGACGGGTCTGGCACAGACGTCACTGCCAACATAAACAATGCTTTGTTTCAGTTGTATTGTAGACAAGTGAATCCTCAAATTCGCCGAACTTTGTACTTCCCTGCCGGAGTTTATATCATAAGCGATACCTTGGAGATACCACCTTATTGTGATTTGCAAGGTGACGGACCAGAAAGCACCATCTTTTATTTCTATGTGCCGACCTGGACCAGTACCATTGCCTATGCCAGTGGTGTACTGGTATATGACTCGGCGACTACCACTTATTATAGAAGTGTATCTGCTGTTCCTGCTGGCCAAGTTGTGGTTTCCAATCCTACCTATTGGACCGCAACCACCTTGCCTGAATACATTTTTAGAACCGCGGACAGTCTCCAACAAACCGGTGCCAATATAGGTACCAATGGTGCTTTGCCACCGGGATTTTTTACCATGTCTGGCATGAAGTTTATGACCAATCAAACACATGATGGATGTTTGATTCAAGCTGCGCAAGACTGTGCGTTTGAAAGTGTCAATATTGCTGGCCCAAAAACTGCCGCCACATTGACCACAGCTGGTGACAACACTTCCTGTGTGAGATTTGACACCACGGCCGCAATTGTTTGTCAGGACATAGTTTGGAATCATGGTAGTTTTTCGGGCATGGTATACGGAGTAAAAACTGCTGAACAAATTGAAAGTGTGACATTTAGCAATGGATCATTTGACACACTGTTTCAGGGAGTGTATCTTGGAGATGCAGTTGCGCCGGCAGTAGGGCCAACTGGATTTAGGGCAGTGCAAAACATTTTTGACAACATCTATGGGGAAGGTATTGTGATTGAAAATGTTGGCAACAATTGTTCAGGCTACAATTCATTCTATGACGTGGGAAATCATTTTTTAGGCACCGCCAATCCAGCAACAGCGGTAATTGACATAAACGGACTAAACAATGTCAGCGTGGGTGACATGTTTGAACGCACTACTCAATATGCGTCGGCCTTGTTGCCGAGAATTAAATTGAACAATCTCAATGGTATTGCCCTGGGCCAAAATGTCAGCAACATTGAGTTTTACCAACTGAACAGTGCCGGTGCCACTCCCTTTAACTTTGCCAACCAGTTGAGCCTGGGCACATATCAACGTGTGGCAGGCATTACTGACACACTCACTGACAACGTGGCTGTGGCTCGGACTTTGTTCACATTCGATGCCATTTATATCAAAGCAGTCAGAATTGACTACACAATCACGCGGGGCACAGCCATCAGAACCGGCAGCTACATCATAGTAGCTGGTACAGACGCGGCCGGTACCAATTTGCAAGGCAGTGACTCAGGTGTACAAAACTCTGCACCAGGGCAGACGTTCAGCGTTGCTGAAGCGGCCAGTGTGGTCAGTTGGCAGTATGTCACAACCAGCACCGGTACCAACGCTACTATTTCATATTCGGTTACAAAACTAGCCTAATGTGGCCCAGAACTTTTGCCGAACGGCTTGAGAGTTGGGCACGACTCCGTGAGCAAGCCTCCACTGCTGATACGGAAACCGCACTCAGTGCCATCAATTCATGGTGGTTTCAAACTCCCTGGCGAGCATATCATTTACACTGGGACGATCAAGCTGTTTGGCCTGATCCTTGGCAATTATTGAGCGATGATCTCTATTGTCCTCTTGCTCGCGGGCTGGGAATCATGTATACTATAACTATGCTGGATCGACCAGATCTGCAGGATGCTGTGTTGGCTGAGTTTGATAGCGACAATTTAGTCCTGGTTACCAAAAAGAAATATATACTGAATTGGGATCCAACTACTGTCGTAAATATCAATCCAACGGGATCACAAAGTCGACACAGCATCACGCAAGAGCAAATACAACAACAAATCGGGTAACAATGAAGCAAATTATAGTACAAAAACGTGACGGAACTCGCGAGCCACTGGCATTGGAAAAATGGCAAGCACAAATAGCCAAGGTTTGTGCAGGCATAGCAGATGTAAGTCAGAGCATGATCGAGATCAAAGCTCAGTTGCATTTCTATGATGGTATCACAACAAAAGAAATTGACGGTATCACACTCAGAGCCATAGTGGATCTGATTGACGTAGAATCAAATCCTGATGTTGGCCATACCAACTATCAATACGTGGCAGGCAAACAACGACTGTCAATGTTGCGTAAAGATGTATACGGTTCATACGATCCTCCACACTTGTATGAAATTGTGAAGCGGAATGTGGCCACTGGCTTGTATACCTCTGAATTGTTGGAGTGGTACTCGGAAGACGATTGGAATCGTATGGAAGACATGATCGACCATGTGAAGGACGAGCAATATTCGTATGCGGCAGTGGAACAACTGATTGAAAAATATCTTGTCCGCAATCGCTCAACAAAAGAGATTTATGAAACGCCACAAGTTCGTTACATGATTGCGGCTGCCACGGTGTTCCACACGGAAGAACCCAACACAGCCCGTATGCGTTACATAAAGGAATACTACAATGCCGCAAGTGATGGATTATTTACCCTTGCTACTCCCGTCCTTGCTGGTCTCGGTACCCCTACTAAGCAGTTCAGTTCGTGCGTACTCATTAGGAGTGATGATGACCTGGATAGTATTTTTGCTAGTGGTGAAATGATGGCCAAGTATGCCAGCAAACGTGCTGGCATTGGCTTGGAGATAGGACGTTTACGTCCGTTGGGTAGTCCCATCAGAGGTGGTGAGATTATGCACACAGGTATGATACCATTCCTGAAAAAATGGTTCGGAGATTTGCGATCATGTTCACAAGGAGGTATTCGCAATGCAAGTGCTACTGTATTCTATCCTATTTGGCATCATCAGTTTGATGATCTTATTGTTCTTAAGAACAATCAAGGAACAGAAGAAACCCGTGTCCGGCACATGGACTATGGGGTTGTTCTTTCCGCATTTTTCTGGAGACGATTCAAGAACAAAGAAAACATAACTTTTTTTGACCCCAACGAAGTACCTGAACTGTACGAAGCGTTCTATGCCAACACTGAACGCTTTGAAAAACTTTATGTTGAATATGAAAAGCGTCGGGACCTGCGTACCAAGACCATGAGCGCAGAAGAAGTGTTCAAGTCAGGCATACTCAAAGAGCGAACAGACACCGGACGTATCTATCTAGTGTTCATTGACAACGTTCAGAATCAAGGACCGTTTGATACTGAATACCATACCATTTACCAGAGTAATCTTTGCTGTGAAATTCTCTTGCCTACGAAACCGTTTAAGCGCCTGGATGATCCTGCAGGGCGAATTGCCCTCTGTACGCTGGGAAGTATTAACTGGGGTGCATTCCGAAATCCTGAGGACATGCGGAGAGCTTGTAGAATTCTGCAGAGATCCTTGTGTAATATTCTTGACTACCAAGACTTCCTGTCAATCCAAAGCCAGTTATCAAATGACGAAATCCAGCCGCTTGGTATCGGTATTACTAACCTGGCTTACTGGCATGCCAAGCGCGGACTCCAATATGGTAACAAGGACGCTTTGGCCGAAGTCAAGTCGTGGATGGAACATCAGGCTTTCTACCTTACCGAAGCCACAGTTGAGCTTGCTAAGGAGCGGGGCCGTTGCAAAGATTCGGACCGCACCTGGTACGGTCGTGGTATCTTTCCTTGGGAACGACGTGCTAAAGGGGTCAACGAACTCACCGACTTCTCTCCTGAACTGAACTGGGAAAGTCTACGTGCTGACATGCGGGCATACGGTGTGCGTAACGCCACACTGATGGCCATTGCACCGGTAGAGTCTAGTAGTGTAGTAATCAACTCTACCAATGGCATTGAAATGCCCATGAGCCTGATCTCTGTAAAAGAATCCAAAGCAGGATCGTTAACACAAGTGGTGCCCGAGTACCACAAGTTGAAAAACAAATATCAAATGATGTGGGCGCAGAAAGACTGTGATGGTTACTTGAAAACAGCGGCTGTGTTGGCGGCCTATGTGGATCAAAGTATCAGCACAAATACTTTTTATAACCCGGCACACTTTGCGGATCGCAAGATACCAACCACCCTGATTGCAAAAAATCTAATGCAGGCACATCACTGGGGAATCAAGACCTTCTATTACAGTTTGGTGAACAAACAAGGTAGCAAACAAGTGGACAACGAATCTGCACCTCTTGAAGCGATTGACTTTGATCTTGAAGAAGATTGCATCGCTTGCAAGCTATGAACAGCATAGAAAAGATCTGGGCCCGGGCCACCGGGCACTTGATGGGTGAATCAGATCATGATCGTCCAGATGTGCCTATACTGACCTTGCGAGAAGCCCGAATAGCCTTGTTTTTCAAAACGTTTTGGGTCGTAATACATGTGGTGACCTGTGGCTTTATTATTGCTGGCGTTATAAGACACTGGAACAATTAGTATGTTAGAAACCTGTTGTGATATATTAGTAGATGCGTACAAACGCAATTGGATTACCAGTAGAGATGGCAACATCTCTATTCGTCATCACGACCGTGATCACTTTTATATCACGCCGTCGGGTGTGCGCAAGCAGACAATGCAACCGGATCAATTCAAAAAGATTGGCATTGAAAAAGGTTATTATGATCAGCCACCTCGGCCATATCATGTAAGCAAAGAATTGGTATATACTGACATTAGTAAAAATCTAAGGCCCAGTGGAGAACTTCCACTACACTTTGGACTGCAAAAAGAAATGGGACAACACAAGGATGATGTGCGAGTAGTTGTACATGTTCATCCCACTTACTGTATTGCGGCCATGCATGCTGGCATTGATTTAAGCACCATCAGCGATAGTTTTCCAGAACTCAATCGTTATACAAGGGTTGCACCCAATGTAGGCGATGTGGCACCTATCAGTCAAGAACTTGCTGACAAGTGCCACGAGAATTTACAATTAGATAGAGATGGAAACATTGCCTATGATATCGTGGGCATTAAAGGACATGGGGTTGTGGCCATTGATGTCACGCCATGGCGTGCCTATGAGCACATTGAAAGATTAGAACATATTTGCAAGATAGTTCTTGCATCAGGAAAACACAAATGAGTCGAGCACAATACAATTTAAAAACAAAAACAGATTATCTCAATAGAAAGATGTTCTTGGACCCAGCAGGTCCAGTAACAGTACAACGATTCGAAGAAGTCAAGTACAACAAACTGGTCAAGTATGAACAAGAAGCACGTGGTTTCTTTTGGGTGCCAGAAGAGATCAGTTTGACCAAAGACGCACAAGATTTCAAAGACGCCAGCGATACCGTCAAGCATATCTTTACGTCAAACTTGCTACGTCAAACCGCCCTGGATAGTTTGCAAGGACGTGGTCCCAGTCAAATCTTCACACCTGTGGTGTCAATTCCAGAACTAGAAGCCTTGGTCTACAACTGGACATTCTTTGAAACTAACATTCACTCACGTAGTTACAGTCACATCATTCGCAACATCTACAATGTGCCCAAGGATGTGTTCAACACAATTCACGACACACAAGAGATTGTAGACATGGCATCCAGTGTGGGTAACTACTATGATCGACTGCACATGATCAACTGTCGCAAAGAGTTGCTGGAAGAGTTTCCTGAACATGAACACATCCGAGCCATCTGGCTAGCACTCAATGCAAGTTATGCTCTAGAAGCATTCCGATTCATGGTTTCATTTGCCACCAGCCTGGCCATGGTAGAGAATCGTATCTTCATTGGCAATGGCAATATTATTCAATTGATCCTGCAAGATGAGGTGTTGCACAAAGAATGGACCGGTTGGTTGATTAATCAAGTGGTCAAAGAAGATGCTCGTTTTGCCGCGGTCAAGGCCGAATGTGAAGGCGAAGTATATCAAATGTACCTAGATGTGATCCGTGAAGAAAAGGCCTGGGCTGACTATTTGTTCAACAAGGGTCCAGTGATCGGACTCAACGCAAACATTCTCAAAGACTTTGTGGATTTCACAGCATTCAACGCACTCAAAGAAATTGGGATCAAGTACGCAGAAGAACATCCACGTTCAACACCTATTCCTTGGTTTACCAAACACGTGGACACCAGCAAGAAACAAACTGCACTCCAGGAGAATGAATCAACTAACTATGTTATTGGTGTCATGAGTGACAGTATTGATTACGACGAGTTACCAGAACTATAACAAGGAGAAAATATGAAAGCCATTGTATGGAGCAAATATCACTGCCCTTACTGCGACCAGGCCAAGGCCTTGCTCACACAAAAAGGTATTGCGTTTGAAGAAAAGAAAATTGGTGATGGATACACCAAAGAAGACCTATTAGAAGCAGTTCCAAATGCTCGCACCGTGCCACAAATATTTCTTGGTGAAGAGCTAGTGGGAGGCTTTAATGAGCTTAGACAACGTCTCGCTTGACAGTATCACAATAGACTGGTTTCAACAAAATATTCCGGACTTTGAGACCAAGCCATTTTTTACTGCTGATTGGTTTTCAAACGGCTTGGTAAATTTTAACTTTGTCAAAGAACACGCTGAACAAAAGCTATCTAGTATCTTGGAGATTGGTTCGCACGAAGGTCGTGCCACTTGTTGGATGCTGGAAAACTTACTGGCTGAAGATGGTACTATCACTTGCATTGATCCGTTTGGGAACACGCCATTGAATGCATACAAGAATGATCAATTGCCTGAACAGCGTATCATACAAGAAATACACAAGCACAACACAGATTTAACAAAGTTGCCCACACAGTCGGTTGAAGTCATGCCTGTCATGAGTTATCATGGCCTGGCACAATTAATTGTGGACCGTCGCGAGTTTGATTTGATATATGTAGACGGAAGTCATTGTTCTGACGCTGTGTTGGCAGATGCTACTATGGCATTTGGTTTGCTTAAAAAAGAAGGCTACATGATCTTTGATGATTACTTGTGGAACGAGTCCCCGGATGTGCTGGACCATCCTAAAATGTCCATTGATGCTTTTGTTAACATGTTCCGTAAGCAAATCGCTATTGGCATGATTAACTACCAATACGTTATACAGAAAGTTTAAAATGCAATTCGAACCAAATCAAGTGTACACCTTCAAACTCAACTCCGGAGAAGAGTTGATTGCCCGTGTTGAAAAACAAGAGTTCAACTTAGGATGGCTGGTCGTCAGCGACCCTGTGAGCGTGGCTCCGGGCCCACAAGGCATGGGACTTGTGCCCTCAATGTTCACCGCAGATATCAAGCGAGAAATCCAACTAAATATCAACAGCATATCACTTTATGCCTATGCTGAAGACGCTGTCAAAATGAAATACATCGAAGCAACCACAGGCATCAAAGTTCCAGAGAAAAAACTTATATTGGGATAAAATGCCAGCAGTACAACGAGATGGTGATGCAAATGGCGCAGGGGGAGTGGTCTCTGGCGGTGTTGCATCTGTGCGTGTGAATGGCAGTCCAGTTACTGTGAACGGTAATCCTGTGAGTGCCCATGCACCTTGGGCTCGTCGTCAACATCCACCACATGCGGCTGCAAGCACCACAGGCGGCAATGGCTCTGTGAGAGCCGGCGGCGTTCCTGTTGTTACTACTGGATGTTCAGACACCTGTGGACACGCTCGTGCTGGTGGTAGTGCTGATGTAAGGGCAGGATAATGCCCAGTATTCTCAGCCCACTACAATTGACTGCGTCTGTTGCCTTGTTGCAGAATCAAGGACTAAAATCTTTTCCAGCCGCTTTGGCCACTGCTATCCAGTCTTTTAATGCCACCACAGTGATCAGCAATTTTCTTGCGGCAGTGAGTTTTTACAAAGCACAGTCGTTTGCCACCGAATCCACGCTGACCAGTTTGTTGACTATTGGGTCTAGTGTGTGCCCGGCCCTGGGCAACAGTATACCTGAAACACCTTTGGGAAGCTATCCTTACTTAGATAGCGAATACCTCATCGACTATCTTGGTGCTGTAGATGGCAGTACCATTGACCCATCAGGATTTTCAAATCTAATAGAACAAACTTGTGCGGCCTATCTTGGCAACGGTGATGCTGGTCAATTCGGTCAAGGTTTTGTGGCTGTGCAAGGCTATATTGCCAGCACCAATCAGTATATCAACAGTTCAGTAAATGTCAACCAGTATCTTGGACCCTTGTTTACTAACATGGACAATTTGGTAACAGCCAACATAGCCAGTATGACTACAGACTTGCCTAATTTTGGAGTTGACCTGGCCAACCAAGGCAACTTGTGGAACATGGGCAAGTTGGATTTGTATGGCACTCCTGCTGGACTCTTACAACAAATATCTGCATTGGCCGGCATCCGAGGACGCACAGTGCCTGATTTACAAAATGCCTTGATCAGTATGGGGCTGTCGGCTACCAACATTGCTGACCTAGTGAATGACAATCGTGTGGGCTTGAACAATCCCACTGGCCTCACACAAAACGAATTTGATAAACTACAATTGCTGGCGTATAGTGCTACTACCATGATCTCAGGAGATGCGTTAACACAGATCTTGGACATACTGGGAGTGACCACTCCCAACATCAACAGTCTTGATGACTTGTTGAATCCTGTGATCATGTTTCCATTGAGTTATGCTTCTTTGCAAACTCCCAGTCCTGACGGCGCTGTGCCTATTTTTGATTCAACTGGTGCAGTAAATTCCAGCATCACCGCAATAGTCAACAGTTACTTGCCCACAGCGTCGGGTTGTGATGAACTGGGCAAGATAATTCCACCTGCACAGGCCACTGCCAATAAAGCCATACAGGTAGCCTTTCAACAAATCAACAACATACCTGTCACTACTCTACCACGGTTGGCCGACGCAGTATTAGGCAATATTGATAATCCCTGGAACGCGACACAACCATATCTGGCCAATGCTGTTGTGGCCAATGGTGATCCTGTGCCCTCTTACTATCGTGCCACAGATGATGTACCTGCTGGCACAGACATCAACAACACTGCCTACTGGACACCAACAACATTGGGTGGTCTTAGCACCATGGCCGACTTGCCATTGATTGAAGCACAGACCACACCAGTGGATAGTTCAGTTACTGATTATATTTCAACCACTATGGCCACAGGCACAGGACCCAACGGTACTGTTACCACGTATGATGTACTTGGTTTAGCATTAGACACAGACGATTTTGCTACTAGACTTATTGACGTGGCTGATATTATTGACGGTCTTGGCACCGGCCTAGATGATCTATCTCAAATCTACATTGATATGTTGAGTTCAGCAAACGATGCTGCCATGATCACACTCATTGCTAGTGCTAATGCAGAAATAGCAAGTATCAGTTCGGTACATCCTGCTCAAGTGACCACATTGAATACCGATTGGGTCTACATGGCCAATCTCATGAACTTGAGTGCCAAGTACACTACTGAGGCTGGTATTGACTATTTCCTCTTGCAACCCGGTGATAAGAATAGTGTGTACTCGTTTGTACAAAACTTGCCCAATTACGGACTACTCACAGCAGAAGGCGATGCGGCTGAGTTTTTAGAGAACATCGCCGATACCACAACCCTGGGTGGACAAGCCATTGTGGGTGTGATGCGTGAAGGTCGCAACAATGCAAGATTGAGCACGGCTGGCCTGTACAATACTAATCAAATACCCAGCAACCCAGAGATAGCACCAATTCCGGTGATCGATCCAGTTACTTGATCAAATCGGCTACTTTGAGGTTGATTTTGTATTGACTTAGTACAAATACGCATATATAATATGTAATGACTCGCGTCATTCTACTTTTAAAAGGATAAACTAAATGAAGAAAATCTTCGCAATCATGATTGCACTTGCGGCCACCTCTGTGTTTGCTCAAAGTGCTGTCAACATCACTGGCTTGGTTGATACCGGCCTGTTGTTCACCAATGCAGCCACTGGTGTCAATACCAAAGGTCTTGCTGCCAGTAATTCAGCCACCACAGTGCTGACCATTGGCGGCACAGAGGATCTAGGCGGCGGACTCCGTGCCAATTTCCGACTGCAACTCACACCAGATTTTATCAATGGTGCCGGAGTTGAAGGAACCTCATACAACTCAACCACAGCAGGCACTGTGGGCCTAGGTCAAGAAGCCTTTATCGGCACAGAAGCCAACTGGGGCACTGTGAAACTTGGTCGTGTGAATTCCAACATCCTGGATGCCTGGGGCAACGGATCTGTGTTTGGTACAGCCATTGGATCAGGTTATGGTTCAAACGGCAACATCTTGACAAGATATAGTGCCACAGCAACTCACACAGCACAAACAGCACCAACACGTTTCAATGGAGCCATTCGTTATGAGTCTCCAGCAGTGGCAGGTGTAAGTGGTTCTTATTTGTATGTGCCACCAAGTGCCAGCGTCAATGCTCAGAGTGTGGTTGACTATGGTGTGAAATATGTGAATGGTCCCGTGAGTGTGCAGTATGCCTCTCAGCGTATCGAACAGTCAGGCACTTTGGCCACTACCACTGCATCATTCATTGCCACTGGTTCACAGGCCTTGACTGATGGTACCAACAACACTCTCAGCATGTTGTCGGCCAACTACAAGATTGGTGCCGCAACTGTGTATGGTGGTCGTTGGACAGAAAAACAAAACACAGCCACCGCTATCGACCAGACTGGACAAATGTTTGGTGCCAAGTACACCGTTGGTGCTACAAGCATCATGTGGTCAACTGGTTCTAGCAACGAAAAGAGCACAGCCAATGTAGACAAGAAAATTCTTGGCTACGGTGTGGATCATGCGCTCAGCAAGAGAACCAACTTGTATGCACGTTTTGACACTCGTGATGCTGACACCAACACAGCAGGTGCTACTTCCACTGCTGGTGTAACAAAGCGCACCGCAGTTGGCTTACGTCACACGTTCTAATACCAAAGTATTACTGATCAAAAAGTAATACTCAAGTACTACAAAAGCCCTGCAAGTTTGCGGGGCTTTTTTTTGGTTGACCAATAATTGCCCTTTTGCTATAATTAGAACATGAAAACAAAAAAGGAAAAGAAGATGACAAAAAACAAAAAGCCAACCCTGGGTGAACTGTTTCGTAAGAAACTAGGGCTCAAACCAACCTTGCATCAGTTGCTGATGAAGCGTTTGAATGGTTGACTAGAAATTCCCAATTTGCTATAATATACACATAGACACTAAAAAGGAGCCCAGAATGGAAAAACTTACATCAATTCAGCAAGTGAACTCTGCTATCATGTTTGGCACGTGGACCGACGTGGAACTTCGTAGCATGGCTGATGCTATTCGTTTCAATCAGATCAGTCTTCGCAAGCAGGTCAAACGTAGCCTGGACGTGGGCGTTCGAGTGCGTTGGATCAGTTCCAAGAATCCCGCAGGTGCCACAGGCACAGTGAAAAAGATTGCCATCAAGTATGTCACAGTTCGCAATGACCGAGACGGCGGCTTATGGAAGATCCCGGCCAACATGCTGGAGGTAGTTGAAGGACAGATGAGGACAGCATGAAATTATACACACCACGAAGTTTTACATTCGATGTCATAGTTAGAGAAACTGCCGATGGCCGTGTCACTAGAACCTCCAAGGGCGGACCATGGTTGCGATTGGCTATGAAAATGGCCAAGGCTGGCAAGGCCCGGTTGATCTGTGAGGGCAAAGGATTTTACGGATACGGGCGTTCGTATGATGTTGGTTATACTTGTTTGAGTTATACAGTAACGGAGATTGTATGAACTTCCGTTCTTGGTGCAGAGAAAAGTGGTACGAGCATATGGACGAACTGATCAGTTATGGCCTTAAACCACAGTTAACCGCACAGGAATATTTTTACCAATATAAATTTTGGCTCAAACGTGAATATAGACATCAACAAGGAGTGAAATAATGGGTCTCGACATGTATGCATACACTGCCGCCAAAGAACAGGCAGATTACGAAACTGGTCAACGTGAACTTGCCTACTGGCGTAAACATCCTAACCTGCACGGTTGGATGGAACGGCTTGCCGAATCTAAAAATGTCAAGTACGGCTCATTCAACGGTGTTGAACTAGAACTCACCTGGCAGGATCTGGATGAACTGGAACGTGCAATAACACATGACCAACTGCCGAGTACGCAGGGATTCTTTTTTGGTAACGAGTCAGATGACTTTTACAAAGAACAAGATCTTGAATTCATCAAAAAAGCCCGAGCAGAATTGTTCATGGGACTTAAAGTGTTTTATAACTCTTCATGGTAACCACTTAAATATATGAATGAAACAGACTTTTCCAACACAAGGTTTGACAGCATAGTGGCGGCAGGATGGATCCGTGATCTAGAAAGTTCAGACAGTCGCATACACAAAGAAAAAACAATTGAAAAAGCCCTGATGGCCGCCAAACTGGGCAGTGCCGATGCACAATGTTTTCTCTTTAATTGCTACCAGGCTTACAATCCTTTCTACACTTTTAACATCCGTCAGGTACCCGAAACACAGGGGCTGACTGGTCGGCCCAACCCTTGGACAAAATTTTGGGGGTTATTGGAAGCCCTGCGTACAAGGTCTACTACAGGTAATCGTGCTAGAGAAGCCATCGAATCGATGAGTCAACTGTTTGATTCAGACGAATGGAACAACTTGGCTCGACGTGTGATGATCAAGGATCTGCGTTGTGGCATTTCGGAAAAAACACTGAACAAAGTACTGGGCAAGACTGAGTACAAGATTCCTGTGTTTACTTGTCAGCTGGCGCAAGACTCCACAGATCAGCCCAAGAAACTGAAAGGTATCAAACGCCTGGAAGTCAAACTTGACGGTGTGCGGGTACTAGCAGTGGTTGACGGTGCCAATGTCACCCTGTTCAGTCGCAATGGCAAAGAGTTTGCAAACTTTCCACAGATTGCAGATGCCATTGAAGATGCCCGCAAGCACTTTCAGTGGGGTCGCGGCACAGGTGGACGTTTTGTATTAGACGGCGAAATTGTGGGCGAGAGTTTCCAGAAACTCATGAAGCAGGCACATCGCAAGAGTGATGCCCGAACTGATGGTATGGTGTATCACATTTTTGATATCCTTCCATTAGATTCATTACAAGAAGGTCATTGTAACATACAACAGTACAAACGTATTGAGTGGCTCGAAAGTGCTCGAGATCGTTTGTTGGAAACACCTTGCCTACGTATCATGAATGGCCTAGAAGTAGATTTGGACACAGCCGAGGGACACGACATCATGCAACGGTTCGCCGAAGCATCGGTAGCCGAAGGCTTTGAAGGCATCATGATCAAGAGCCTGGATGCACCTTATGAGTGCAAACGCAGTGATTTTTGGATGAAATGGAAACCTACTATCTCAGTTGATCTCAATATAGTGGGTTTTGAAGAAGGAACTGGTCGCAATGCAGGCCGGTTGGGTGCTATAATATGTGAAGGAGAAGACAATGACCGTAGAATTTGTGTTAATGTTGGTACTGGCTTTAGCGATACTGTTCGTGATGAGTATTGGGCCAGTAGGGATCAGCTACTTGGTCACTTGGTTGAAGTCCAAGCGGACGCAGTCACCCAAAATCAAGACGGAACCTACAGTCTCCGATTCCCGAGATTCTTGAGATTCCGAGACTTTGCCGCAGGAGAAAAAGTTTGATGACACCTTTACATGACATTGTATTAGTAGCGGTCATGGTAGCACATAGTGCTTTTGGCCCTGCACAATTAGAGTACCAATCAGTTGAGTACTATAATTCTTGGTCAACGTGCCGCCAGGAACAAAAGCGATTGAGTCAAAAACAAGATAAAAGAACAGCATACATTTGTTTGAAAGTCGATAGATCATAAATGACAGCACGATCAGCCAATGGTGTTCGTGGACACTTGTTAAATTTTATAGACGGAACTGTGGTGTTTCGTGTGTATGATGCTGAACATAACTTTGTGGACTACAACATACATCACAGTGACTTGTGCGTCACAATTGACGATCCAGATGCATATTTTTATAACCGAGATGGCCAAGAGATATTAGATCATGCACCTATGACATTGGGGATGACAGATGATAATTGAAATATTTTTATACGGCTTTATCACAGCCTTTGGTTGGTGGACTGCTACACACTATGTGATTGAACCACACTTTCCGCCGCCTATTGAAAAGAAAGCAGAACAAAAATGAAAATTGGACTGAGCTACAGTCGATGCGTTCGCGACATTGTGGATGGGGTAGTAGATATCAACGATGTTTTGATTCTCATTACTCGCACAGATTTTGATCCGCACGATGATGAACAGTGGCGGGGTATTTGGATTGGCTACGGTGGTGGTACAGAAAATGCATACAGTCGTGGCTTCTTCAGTCAAAGTAATCCTGAATGGGCTGGCTATCACGATGAAGATCGTTTCCGTAGTGTGAGTATTGAACTTTGGGAAACTGGCAAACTACACCAGCCACGCAAGTTTGGTTTCCATCCTAGTCGTCGTCCTGAAATATGGTTGGAAACTGTGCTACCTGATTCAGAGATGATGAATCGTCCCGCGGTGAAAGATGCATGGGATCAGTTCCAGACCATTGCAGGTTTGACCAACACTAAACTGAATCGAGAATACCGATGAAAAAAATCTACTATGAAAAACGTGGTCGCAGGTATATTCCCGTGGCTGAAAACGACTACGACATGTTTGATGCCTTTCCCAAAGGATCACATCTTGTGATGTGTTACCCAGGCGGGCAAAGCAAACGCTACAACATCAATCCCAATCACGCGGCCTTGCTTGCGGCCAGTCGTGTGGCTGAGTTTGCCATGTGTGATGCTCTGCGCAAGGCCAGCGAGGTACAGCCAAGTCGTACTCCTCTTACACCAGAGCAACGGGCGGCTTGGAATCACTTGATTGAAGTGTTTGGTGAAGATGCTAGATCACTATCTCGGGCCAGTGCCCACGACATTGCTCAAGCAGGATTGAAAGCATTACAAACAGAAGCAGATCGATTAATGAAACACAAGAGCGTAAAACGTGCATACGAACAATTCCTGTTGGTATGTGAACTGACCCGGAAGGAGAACGCATGATATGTATCTCATCCAGGAATCTTGAAATACAGTTACCATGGGAACCAGGCCTGCTGGAATGGTTGCAACAACATTACCCGGCTTCGGGATATTTTTTAATAGAGGATTGATATGGCCACCATTGAAGAACAAAAAAAACTCATTGAAGTTCTGAAATTTACGCCAAGAACCTACAAAGTCAGCCTATGGGGTTATGGCGGTGAAAAGGTCATGGGCACCGTAGATCGGAAAGTCTGGGACTATTGCATGGCCAACCAAGTTGACTTGTCGGACATTGCCTGGGGCGATGAGGATACTGTGGCCAGCATGGGACTTGATCCTGACATGTTGCCGTTCTCTGCAGGGTCGTGGTATGAATGTGATGACCTAGCACACGTTAATGGTACAAGTCGCGATGCAGGTACGCTACAGATTGAAGATGAAAATCTCAATACAGTTTTTGCAAAAAGCCTAGAGGAATGTGACAATGACGAGGAAGACAACCCCAAATGGGCATGTGGAGAAACAGTATGGGTTGGTCAGATCAAACCTGGCAAGGTAGTGTTTGTTGGAAATTCAAATGAAAAAGGCACGTTCTTTGAAGGACATATTGAACTTACGCAACCATTCGACATTACCAAACTAACTCTGTGCTACGATGACATTGACAGTGAAGAAATTGTCAATGGCGTACAATACGATGGTGAAGACATTGACAACTGGGGCGGTAGCACAGACGGCAAGAGTTCGGACTTTACCATGTGCAGGATCAAAAAGGGTGGTGATTGGGAACGCTATGAACCCAAAGAAAAAGACTGGGGACATCCTCCACATGGAACCAGTCCCAGTAGATGGGAACAGACAGAAACATTTAAGTTTAAGAAACTAAAACCTACTATTCCAGGTTACTATAGTGTGAACTGGGGTGGCGGTAGTTCCTTTGGCAGTTTGTACTGGAACGGCACTGCATTTGGTGACTGGGAATATGGCAAGTTCAATCCTGTGCGTCAAGAAGGTGTCAAGTGCTGGAGTGGCTATAGCTGGGACACAAGTGACTGGGCCAACCAACCTCCAGAACCTGTAGATGTCAGTTGTGATAATAAAAAATGCGGTTGGGTCGGACACGGTGAACAGCGCAGACGTGATGATGAGTACAACGATTATTGCCCCGAATGTAATGGCACAGAGTTTACCTGGATTGATTATGATCCCAATACAGCACTGGGACGCAAGAATCGTGCTAAGTATTGTTTGGAGTGGGATCCAGCAGTGGCACTAGAACACATTGTAGTGCCTGCAAACAATGTACGGGCCAGGTGGCCAACCAACAGACCTTAAAGGAGAAAACTATGAATGATACACTTATTTTTAATGATGAACAATACCGTTCAGCAGAACAAATCAACTCGGCCATGGGCCGTGTTTACGGACACATGAGTCTAGCAGTGATTGTGAGTATGCTGGTCAGTTACTGGGTGGGAACCACACCAGAGTTGCTACAATTGTTTTTCACAGGCATAACAAAATGGATTGTGATTTTTGCCCCGCTTGTGGCAATCTTTGGCATTTCTGCGGTACTGGCTAACAATCCCAGCAAGGGCGTGGCACAGTTATGCTTGCATGGCTTTGCCGCTCTGATGGGTCTAAGTTTTGCCACCATCTTTGCCATATTCACCATGGGCAGTATAGTATCCGCATTTATGGGTGCGGGTGTGCTGTTTGGTGTCATGAGTTTTTATGGATACTTTACCAAACGTAGCCTAGACAGTGTTGGCAAGTTTATGTTTGTGGGATTGATCGCCATCTGTATTGCCAGTATTGTGAACATCTTTATTGGCAGCACCGTGATGCAGATGGTGATCTCTGCACTGGCTATCATTATCTTCTTGGGTCTCACTGCCTATGACACACAACGGATCCGTGAAATGGTCAGTGTTGAAACTAGCGATGCAGTTGAGGTGTCGGGTGCGTTGACCTTGTACATGGACTTTATCAACTTGTTCTTGAACTTGTTGCAATTGTTTGGCGATAGGAAATAATCATGTCAACTTGGGTATTGACCACACTGGAAAAGAAAAACGTTGTAGAAACTGAGTTCTGGACCAAGGATGGAAACACTATCAAACGAAGTACCGGCTTCAGATGGGGCACAGTCTATTGTGAAAGCGATGAACGGCCCGACATTGACTTAGAAAATCCTGATGGACTTGAAGTGTTTGCCACTGACTACGACTTTGAACTAGACAATCTAGATGATGGTTGCTGGGCAGAGGTTGAGTATCCTGAAGACATGACTCAAGAAGAACAAGAACGCATGGACGAACTGTGGGAAGAAGAAGGTTACGATGCCTGGGAAGCCGAAGGTTGGGCCAACAGTGACACAGAAACTTGGTTCAATGGTCCACTGGGTTTAGAACAACAATAAATTGACACCGCCACCACTTTCTTTGTATAATGTACATGTGCATGAGCAAGGAGATTGGTGGCGATCTAATGGTATGAGCGGGGTGATCGATTCGCCCGGGCCCGACATAACCGTGGCAGGTAGATATAATGCCCACAAGGTTGAGACACTGTCCAAGATCTAGCAATAGGTCAAAACCGGCTGGTACCCGGTGTATGCTCAAGTTGGAAATCACAGTGAAAGGAAGTTTAAATGTCTGTTAAAATAGAAGCCTCTGATTCCATGCTTCCGTCCCTTGACTCTCTTAGAACAACGGCTTTGCCCATGCACAAATTATATTTCGAACTGTCCAGTGTGGACACATGGTACACTATCATGCGAGAAGCACGAGCACAGTTTGGTAAAAACTGGCGCAGTCAGGCACATGTCAAACGACGACTAGAACATGCCGGTCTTTGGCGACTAGGAGGCTCCACAGAACGTGTGTGGTTTGAAGTGCCAGATCCCAAGTTCGGAACCTGGATAGCAATTAAACATGCTGTTAGACAAGTCGAACCCACCGGTAAATAATACTCTATGATATTTGGTTTCAGCATCCTGGCCACAGCAATCTTACTCAGTTGCGTGGCCGCTTATTACTCTGTAGCAGGGTTAACTGCCATCTTCAGCGCGGCAACTATTCCTGTGATCATCATGGGCGGTAGTCTTGAACTTGGCAAAATCGTTGCCACGGTTTGGTTGCACAACAACTGGAAACGTGCAGGGTTCTTGTTCAAGGCATATCTAGTACCTGCGGTCATGTTCTTGATGCTGTTGACAAGCATGGGCATCTTTGGCTACCTTTCCAAGGCCCACTCAGATCAAAGTCTAGTATCTGGAGACTCAATAGCAAAGGTAGCAATCTACGATGAAAAGATCAAAATATCTCGTGACAATATTGATGCCAACCGCAAAGCACTTAAACAGATGGATGAGGCAGTGGATCAAGTTATGGGCCGAAGCCAAGATGAAAAAGGTGCCGACAAAGCAGTTGCAATCCGAAGAGGCCAGCAAAAAGAACGGGCTAGGATACTTGTTGACATTGAAGCCGAACAGAAAAAAATTACTAGCCTTAATGAAGAGCGGGCACCACTAGCGGCCGAGTTCCGCAAGGTTGAGTCGGAAGTTGGTCCAATCAAATACATTGCGGCCTTGATCTATGGAGATAACCCTGACTCAAATGTACTAGAACGTGCTGTGCGTCTTGTTATTATCATGATTGTGCTGGTGTTTGACCCACTGGCCTTGACACTAATTCTGGCAGCAAACAAACAATTCCAATGGGCCAGAGAAGGCACAGGCGGATTTATACATGATGAGCCCCGGTATGAACCCGATGATGGTCCACTAACTGAAGACCAAGTTGATCAACTTGACAAATCTGCACAAGCATTTCGGGCGGACCCACATCCGTCAGGTTGGATGTTTGAAAAATTCCCGTACCTCACTGCCGGCAAAGAAATGTTTTTTAAAGACACACCTCCAATGGTGGCTCGGCCAGATAACGACCAAGCAGCCATGAACATTGTTGCAGAACCGCCTGGGGTAGAAACACGTCCATTTACAGCTGAAGAATTAGAGGCATTGGAGTCTGCGGACTTGGAAGAAGATTTTGACGAAGATGATGACACACTCAAGACTGCTATTACAAAATGGAAAGCGGCAAATCCCAACGATACTTTAAAAAATCAACGTTATAAATTCATACGCGGCGAAATCTCTCAGTTGCCTTGGATGGGTCTATTGGCTGATAATGAATCGAGAAAAGAAATAAAAAGCGGATTTGGCACACAGTTTCCATCACATGCTGAACGAGGAGATACCTTTGTAAGAGTTGACCGTCTACCCAGCATGGTCTATAAGTACAATGGTAAAGACTGGATGGAAGTTGACAAAAATCTAACAGACAGTTATACTTACGATATTGCTTATATTGATCACTTGATAGAACGCATTGCATCTGGTGAATACGATGCTGAACTATTGAGCGAAACTGAACAAGAGCAAGTGGCCCAACGTTTACAATCAAATACAAACACATGAAATCAACTGAACAAATCACAACTTGCAGTTTTTGCGCAAAACACAAAGACGCCGTGGCCAAATTAATAGTAGGAGAAGATGTTGCTATTTGTAATGAGTGTGTGGAATTGTGTGAAACTTTGCTAAAAGATGAAAACATCACCAGCCAGGTTAGTCCTGTTGTGATGGATCCTGAACACATAAAAAAACATTTAGATCAATATGTGATTGGTCAAGATCGTGCCAAACAAGTGCTTAGTGTGGCAGTTGTAAATCACTACAAACGTATTACCAACCCCAACCCAGACATAGAAGTTGAGAAATGTAATATTCTTATGCTTGGCCCCACAGGCTCGGGCAAAACACTGCTGGCCAAAACTGTGGCACGTTACTTGGATGTACCGTTTGTGATTGCAGATGCCACCAGTCTGACCGAAGCAGGATATGTTGGTGATGATGTTGAGAGTTTGATATCCAGATTGTTTGCTGCCGCTGGCGGCGATGTTGCTAAAACACAGCGTGGTATTGTGTTCATTGATGAAATTGACAAGATCAGCCGGCGCAGTGAGAGTGCCAGTATCACCAGAGATGTATCAGGAGAAGGTGTACAGCAGGCCTTGCTCAAACTGGTAGAAGGCACCAAGTGCAGAGTCACTCCCACAGGTAATCGCAAGCACCCGACAGGAGAGATGATTGAGATTGATACCACCAACATCTTGTTTATTGCTGGTGGTGCGTTTGTTGGTCTAGACAACGTAGTGAAGAATCGTGTGCGCGGAACTTCAATTGGGTTTGGTGCTCAGGTAAATTCAGATACCAACGCTCATCTTGATCAAACCACACCTGAAGACTTGATAAAGTTTGGTATGATTCCTGAGTTTGTGGGTCGTTTTCCTAGCTGGGTAGCATTGCAAGAACTTGATAAAGAAGATCTAATACGTATTTTGTTGGATGTCAAACACAGTTATATTGCACAGTATTCATGGTTGTTTGAGCAAGATCAAGTGGAGCTGGAATTTAGCCCTGACGCTTTGGAAACAATTGCAGATCGCACTATTTTGAACAAAACTGGTGCCAGAGGCCTACATTCTGAACTTGAACGTGTGTTATTGCCCCATATGTTCTATTTGGCCAGTTATCGCAAGCAAGGAATAAACCGTGTATATATTGACGCAGATCAGGTAAATACCCCTACAGAACTAAAGGAAGCAAATGGAAAAGCTAAGGGGTAGATCAGTACTGGTCACAGACGGCAACATAGACAAAGCACTACGCAAATTCAAAAAGAAAATTCAAACGTCAGGCATTTTAGACGATGTGCGAGCCAAAGAATTCTACGAAAAACCCACAACCGAACGCAAACGCAAAAAGTCAGCGGCTGCTAATCGTTGGCGCAAAAAACTAGCCGAACAGGCTTTGCCAAAGAAACTTTATTGATAATAAATTTTCGTGTATAATAAATAAACATGTAGTGCCCATGGTGGGGCTACACTAAACGTCATACTTGCTTATATAAAGGAGAAAACAAATGACAAAAACTCTCACCCTTCGTTCTTTCGACATTCCCGCACTTCACAAATTTGGTATCGGTTTCGATAACATGTTTGATGATCTCATGCGTGTGAGTACTCAACAATCCAATTCAAACTATCCACCTTACAACATTGTACAAATCAATGACGACGAGTACATGATTGCTGTGGCAGTGGCCGGTTTTGGCCACGATAATCTTTCAGTGACCAAGGACAAAAAGTTCTTGATTATTGAAGGTAAACACGCCGCAGAGAATGTAGAAGTCGAAGATCCCACTGCCATTTATTTGCACAAAGGCATTAGTGAAAGAAGTTTCCGCAGAGAATTCCAACTTGCGGATCATGTGGAAATCAGCAATGCACATCTTGAACTTGGTATTCTAAGTGTTCACTTGCGACGTGAAGTACCTGAAGACGCCAAGCCAAAGACTATTGCTATCACATACACTTCGTAATATAATAGTGTAAATACAGTAGGGACACAGTGTCCCTGCTGCTAACAAGGAACTAAAATGGCACAAAGTGACACAAAAACACGTATTAAACCTCTAGAGGCCATAAAAGAGCCGCCTATGTATCGTGTGGTATATCTCAATGACAATCAAACCACATACGAATTTGTGATTGAAAGTTTAATTGAGTACTTCAACTACACAGTAGAAACCGCAGAACAAATCACAGTAGACATCCACGATGCAGGTTCAGCTGTGGTGGCAGTGTTGCCATATGAGATTGCCGAACAAAAAGGTGTGGAAGTGACCATGCTGGCGCGAGCTCAAAGTTATCCATTACAGATCAAACTAGAGCCAGAAACTGTCGACTAAAAGTCAATCACAATGCGTTGTGGATAGTACACATGCCGTGAATATTTGGTGTGTTGTCGTCCACGACAATGGTTGACAAAACGTATGCCCGACCGTGTTTGATCCACTGATCCATGATAGTGACCAAAACACCAGGTATGAATTTTGTTTTCAGTATCTGCGGCCATGGCCTGCATCATGAGTCTGTTGCCCATGGTGTTGAATCTCAGACTACCATCCAGTTCAATATCATGAGCAATCAAGGCAGGATCGGGCACAGTATGAGTAACCATCACAATCTTTTGCACATCTTTGTGCCTTTGAAGTTTTTGTACACTACTGATCATGTAACTGGCATCGTTGTTGCTGAGTCTCGCTATGTTTTTGGTGACTGCCGCGCTAAGATTGTATTTTTCCTGCAACCATTGATCAACTTGTTCAGGATTTATTCCCAGATCAAAATCAAATCCCCACCAACCGTTTGTGCCCAAAATAGCCACCCCATCAACAATTACCACGTTGTCTTGTAAATACACTATATTGGGTATGCGCTTGATACGCCGCACAAGATCACTGTAACTGGCACCAAGATCATCAAAATAATTGAAATGCTCATCATTTCCGTCAATATAGAACACAGCCTGGTAGCATTTTCCAAGATGTCTAAGAGTACGTGTGACAGTGTCACGATCTCGAGCAATATCCCCGGCTACCACACACACCGGACTGGTGGCTTGGTAATGCCAGTCAAATTGATCCCAGGTTTCTACGTGTAGGTCAGAAATTAAATCAAATGCAAAACTCATGATACATATTTAAAAGGAAACGACATGAACATAATATTTGGCGACGCTGTCAAGGAGATTCCAGATAGTTTTACTGTGTTGGAGTTGGATACATTTCGCACAATTGACAACCACAACACGACCACAGTGTATTGTGTTGTAGAAAAAATTCCCGCTACAGAGCTTGCCACTCTGGATGCTTATAAGAAAATTCATGCTGATGTTATAAAATATTATAAACAACGCGAATTTCACTACTGTGAAACTGCTCTAAATGCTCTCATGGGAAGATGGAACAAAGAATTAGATACATTTTATACAGATTTGCTTGATCGTGTGAAGAAATACAAAGAGATCGGGGTGTCAGATGATTGGGAACCAACACTGATCAAGTGAGAGAGTTTTTGGCTTTGAGCCATTGCGCAAGTTTTTTCCTGCATTCCATTGTTGGGCTTCCGGGCACAGCACTATCGGTGGATCTGTTGTGTGCAATTATTGGGTCCGAGAGCGCCAATCTCTCCATCTCTTTTTGATATTTTCCTGTGGCTGTCATTTGAGACATTGCAGAGTCAAAATTTTGTTTGAATTCTTTTATAATATTATTCTGCCAGTCAACGGAAAAAAATAATTTTTTGTTGTGTTCAGCAATTTTATATAATTCAGTCCATAATGATTTTTTTGTTTTGCGATCAAGGTTGTGTATTCGTTTCATCTCTTGAACTATTGCTGTCAACCGCATGCGTGGGTCAGTGACAAGATCATAAGATTCATCTATTAATCCGTGGAATGTACCAAATCCATATTGCTTCAGGTATTGTAAACTGCCAGCAGTTGAGGCCAACATAAACGGGCGGCCACATGCAATTGGACGAAGTATTTTTTCAGTCAGATGGTGACGTGAATCGTCAAACATTGTCTCCAGTACAACTTCTATTGCACTTGAACCATAGTCTTGTGAATTGTAGTCGGCACTGGAAGAGGAATCATGTGTGTTTGCCTTGTATATTTTGTGTAGGTCGTTGCGATTGATACCAAGATCAGAATTGGCAAACATGTGCTTGGTGTAATGAGACTGCTGATCGAATTCTGAAAATGATGTGTTGCAACATGATATCAAATTGTTATTTGCCAGCATTTCTGCCAAGGTCAAGCGATATTCTCTAGTGCCGGACCAGGCACGATTGTAGATTAAAAAATCATGTACAATTTCATCAAAATTTGGTTGCAACATAGGATCAAGTTTGGCAAATCTAAACCAGTCTCGAGCTATAAGTGCATGACTCCAATAGTACACTCCAATGAATCCATTACGTTGATATAGCTCTAGATCTTTACTATGTTGCTCAGAATGGCATAATAACACTTGGTCATATACACTGAGAGGCCTTGTTATACATGCTCGTAGATGCATGCTGGCAATAAGGTTTTTCTCATTTTGTGATTTACAGTTTACAGTTTCATGGTGTGTGTCAACATAATCTTTAATTTTTTCTTTAGTATACAAGTTGTAGTGCAATGGTTCTTGATCATGAAATATCAATGAAGGCACGGTCATACGTGCTAGCCAATCTTTAGCTATCCAATCTTTATTTTGAATATCTTGTAAAATTCTAATGTCCTCTAGTTTTCTTGAGCCATGTGGAAAAAAGACATAAATTATTAAGTCATTACGATTGCAAATATTGCTTAAAAAGTTGTATAATCTATCTAAAGGAACACTCATATGAAGAAAATTGGATTTATTGGTATCGGCAAACTGGGGCTTGAATGTGCCGAAGTTATGGCAGAAAAGCACGAAGTGCGCGGTTACGATATTTACCCACGTGTCAGCAACTCAGTAAAAGTTTGTGATATTGATGAATTGGTCAATGAAAGCGAATGGATTTTTATTGCTGTGCCTACTCCACATGCTGAGGGCTATGATGGCTCGGTACCTAGCTCACACATGGAGCCCAGAGACTTTGGACATGACGCTGTGATTAGTGCTATCGCCAATGTCAACCGGTACGCAAAATCATCAAAGAAGGTTGTGTTAATTTCCACAGTATTGCCGGGAACCACACGCCGCAAGTTTTTCCCACTATTAGATAAACAACATCAGTTTTTGTACAATCCTTATTTGATTGCCATGGGCTCGGTCAAGTGGGACATGGTCAATCCTGAAATGGTCATGATTGGTACCGAAGATGGCAATCCCAATGCTTTAGCAGCCGAACTGATTGATTTGTACAAGACCATGATGGTAAACGATCCCAGGTATGAGATTGGTACCTGGGACGAATGTGAAGCAATGAAGATATTCTACAACACATTTATTTCAGCCAAGGTAGGCCTTGTGAACATGATTCAAGACTTTGCGCTGAAGATTGGCAATATCAATGTTGACGTTGTAACAGATGCCCTGGCACGAAGCACCATGCGTATCATGGGCCCCAAGTACATGACTGCGGGCATGGGCGATGCAGGTGCATGCCATCCACGTGACAACATTGCACTGCGTTGGTTGGCCAAAGAATACGACATTGGCTACGACTTTTTTGACACAGTGATGCATGCTAGAGAAATGCAAGCCCGAAATCTTGCCATGTTCCTGGTTGACCAAGCCAAACAACACGGCATGAGTATTGTGATTCACGGCAAGGCCTACAAACCTGATGTTGAATATTGTATTGGATCATACTCTACGCTGGTGGGACATTATGTCAAACAAGCAGGACATGATGTGAGATATCTTGATCCCTTGGCAGATGATCCTGCTGAAGTTATTACAGAACTAACCGGTCCTGCGGTCATCCTTTGGGCACACAATCGCAAGATCACTTATGAGTACACCGGTGATCAACCGGACACATTGCCGTATTACCCAATTCCACATGGTAGTGTGGTGGTTGATCCATGGCGTAAACTCCCACAGATTGAGAACTTGACTGTGGTACATTATGGCAACACACGAAATTCTTAAATATCATATTCCCAAATTTTGGGATGATGAGTTTAAGCAACTCAACTACATCAACGAACAATTCAATGATGCGGAAAGCCTGCGGCGATGGACGGCTTTAGGTTACGCCAACCGGTTTACCGGAGACATGTGCGACATGCGCAGTCCCCAGCCCACATGGAATCAGCAGTTTGTGAACATTTATCGTGAACTGGGCTGGAAAGACATTGGCACCAGTTACTATAGAATGGACACAGGTACCATTCTTCCCACACATGGTGACTTGTATCTTCGTTATGTTGACTTGTTCAACCTTCAAAACCAAGAGCAACGCATACGCAGAGCCATTGTGTTCTTGGAAGATTGGAAACCTGGTCATTATGCAGAATACAACAGCACGGCCAAGGTTGATTGGCGAGCAGGAGATGTAGTCGAGTGGTGTTACGATGCGCCACACATGGCCGCCAACATGGGAATTGAACCAAGATATACCTTGCAAATAACAGGACATTTATGATATCAAGTTACGACGAGTGGAGTCCACTAAAACGCATAATAGTAGGTTCGGCCACCGATGCTAACTGGCCTGTAAACGATCCTGTATTCTCTCAGGAGAGTGAAAAGACAACCTGGAAAGAAACATCGGTGCCGCGTGGACCTGTACCACAGCGCATAATTGAAGAAACTAATGAAGATTTAGATGTTCTAACAACCACACTGATCGGCCTAGGCGTAGAAGTAGTGCGTCCGGATCCACTCAACTTCCAGGTCCACGATGGAATGAGTTGTTACTGTCCACGTGATCGGCTGTTGGTGTTGGGATCCACCATAATTGATCCAGCCATGCTGTATCCCTGTAGAGACATGGAACTACAATGTTATCATGACATCGTGGACGAAGCCGACCATTATTTGTTCATGCCTCGAAATGAAGGCTTGGTGTTGGATGCTGCCAACATACTACGACTTGGCCCCGACAAACTGTTGTATTTAGAAAGCGCCAGCGGTAACAAAGCCGCTTATCATTGGTTGTTGGCCAACTTGCCAGCCCACACCAGCATTGAACTATGTAATTTTTATGCTGGCGTACACATTGATTCTACCATCATGCCATTACGTGAAGGCCTGGTCATGCTCAATGCCAGCCGAGTAAACTTTGACAAGGTACCGCAAGCATTTGATGGTTGGCACAAAATTTGGGTAAACGATGTAGTAGTACAAGGATTCCACGAATATCCTTATGCATCAAAATGGATAGCAATGAATATGTTGGTGGTGGATCCACACACAGTCATATGCGACCGAAATCAAACCGAATTGATCAAAACACTCAAGAGTTATCGATTCGAAGTGATACCTTTGGAACTGCGCCATAGTCGCACGTTGGGTGGTGGGTTTCATTGTGTGACATTGGACCTAGAACGCGGTTGACCATTAATTTCAAATGCTGTATAATTACAGCATGACTACACCTCGAATTGGCTTTTGTTGCAAATGGCTTAATGATCCCTCAGAAACAGGGGGTATGAAAGTCAATGCAAAGGACCGTGAATTAAACGGCAGATCAACTACCATGAGGTGGCTTCGCGAACACAAAGACGAAGCGGAACAACGTCAGTGGGACATCATGAATCACAATACCACAGCCGCAGTCAAGATGATTGAGCGTGTGGCCACATTACCCAAAGGCAGACGCATGGTACGCCTGGGCAGTGAAATGCTACAAGGCTACACTGAGAAAGATTGGATTGATTGGTGGCAACGAACAGAGATCCAAGATCACTGTGAGAAGATATTTGCTCCTGTAGGTGAAACAGCAAGACGTCTTGGTGTGCGACTGAGTTTTCATCCTGGACAGTTTTGTGTGCTGGCCAGTGAGAGCGACGAGATTGTAGAACGCAGTGTGTTAGAGTTTGAATATCATGCAGACATGGCTCGTTGGATGGGCTATGGTGCCACATGGCACGATTCGGGATTTAAAATTAATGTGCATTTATCGGGTCGAGGTGGTCCCGCTAAATTCCTGAAGACCTTGGGTCGCCTCACTCCAGAGGCCAGGAATCTGATAACCATCGAGAATGATGAGATGACAAATGGATTGGACACTACTTTGGCTGTGGCTCAGCATGTGGCTCTTGTGTTGGATGTACACCACCACTGGATCAACACGGGCGAATACATCGAACCGCAGGACGTTCGTACAAGTCGGGTTGTTGACAGCTGGCGCGGCGTTCGCCCTGCAATGCATTTTAGTACTAGTCGCGAAGATATTCTGGTCGACCATGATCCAGGAGTTCGACCAGACCTTGCTGAACTTCTTGCTAGAGGTTATAAAAAGCAGAAGCTCCGGGCACACAGTGACTTCTGTTGGAATCACGCTGTGAACGCATGGGCACTGGGCTTTCGTGATCAGTTTGATATACAAGTAGAAGCCAAGGGCAAAAATTTGGCCAGTGAACAACTTTATGAACAATATATTTCTCAACATCTTTGATTGGATTCATAGTGATTACAAAACTAACCCGCTTAGGTTTTTCGTGGAAGTACTGGCTTGGGCTGTGTCTATTGGGTGCAGTATTACGATGGCTGCCACTGTACCTAATCCCCCTCTCGTGGTACTTTACCCTATATGGATTAGTGGTTGTGCTATGTATGCTTGGGCTAGTTGGACTCGTAAATCGTTTGGTATGTTGGCCAACTACATCTTGTTAGTCACCATTGATACTGTGGGTTTACTACGTATGATTTTGTAACAAAATTGTAACACAAATTGGCCTAAATAATTGTCTAACAAGGAGACTTCGAGTGAAACAATTATTTGCAATCTTACTAACAGCAATATCAATCTCAGCATCAGCACAGACCATAACAGGTGCTGGTGCAACATTCCCATACCCTATCTATTCCAAGTGGTCAGAACTTTACAACCGAGAAACTGGCGTGGCGCTCAACTATCAATCAATTGGCTCCAGTGGCGGCATTCGTCAAATTGATGCCCGTACAGTGACCTTTGGTGCAACTGATGCACCTGTGCCAGGCGACAAACTAGACAAGAACGGTCAAGTACAATTCCCTGCCATCATCGGCGGCACAGTTCCTATTGTGAACTTGGATGGATTTAAACCTGGAGAGTTGCGTATTACAGGTCCTGTAATGGCAGAAGTGTTCTTGGGTGAAATCTCCAAATGGAATGATCCAAAACTGGTGGCACTCAATCCAGGCAAGAAGTTACCAGATACATTAATTACTATTGTACATCGTGCAGATGGTTCAGGAACCACATTTAACTGGACAGACTATTTGTCATC